TATCGCTGAAGCTCAGCGAAACATAAACAAATAAACTCTAAAAGGAGAGTAATTATGATTAATCGTAAAGCATCCACCAGATACGACTTTATAAGTCGAAGCATCGGGTCTGTTCCTACCCATGCTTTTGACTGGGACCTGGAAGTTTACTTCGATTCGAGGGTATATCCAGGACAGTGCATGACCCAGTACGACTTTCTCAGCCGCACTCTCTTCGATGTTGCCATATCGGCAAGTGAAGAGCTTGGTCACCAAATTGCCCGATGCGGTGCTAATGGTGATCACAGGGCAAGGTTGATTGCGATTTCAGTTGAGGAGATAGATAGTTTGCCTAATGACGTGAGGTTGCAGCGTGAGATGAAATATCGAGCGTCCTGGATGTCCCGGCCACAATCGCGGTCACTCAGAACGTTTAGAGCGGTCGTGACTATCTCTCAGACGCATAGTAATAGTTATTTAAGCTCACGATTGGAGGAAGATTTCCAATCCGCTGTTGCCGCAGACTTATCCGTAGACCTGATAAAATCCGCGAATATACTGAGTCCTCTCTGCTTGGTGTGCTCCTCACCCCGCAGTGAGCACGGAGCTCTCGCAAGATATAGCGGTGAGCTTCCCAAGCGCGTTAGTGAACCTGACGCATTTGGTTTCCACGAATCCGGGCTTCGCGCCTCATTCGGAGAAACCTCGCTCGAAAGCCCATGGATGAAAGCGAATAAGGACACCGGGTTCTTTCTCCACTTACGAGCTCAGTTCTCCCTCCACTCTCTCTCACGAATGGCGGGAGGGGTCGAGGCTAGTGAGGTGCTTCTCGAAACTCTCATCTCATTTGGTTATCAGCTCGCGCTGATAAGGAGAGGTAAGAACTCCATCCCGCTTCGCACCCACCTCCGTCAGAGGTGCTTGGCCGACGTTTATGTCAATAATCTTGTCCAAATCTCAAAAGGACAGGGCGAGATGGTATCTCCACCTCAAGCCAACGTCTCTATTTATCTTCCATTGGATAGGAGTCAGTCATTGAACCAGGCCCAGAGGAATAAGCTCAGATTCTTCGTGGATAAGGATATTAGGTACACGTTCGGCTTAACCTCGGATGAGCTTAAGTTCCCACGTCCCTACATGCATGCCCTTCTGAACAACCTTTTTGTTGACCAACTCAAATGGTGGGAGGTATAGATGACCATTCTACGAGGTGAGGTTGATAAAATTGTATTGACTGCACCATATTTTGGAAAATCCCCACGGAGTACGAGGGAGTTTATACTACCTGGAGTCGTGAATGATGCAAGATACGCCGCTACCTTAGTAAAAATTTATGAGGCTCTGCATAAGCGGTATCTTCTCAACGAAGGCACGGGCTGGAACAAGATTCCTAATGACTTCAATCGACTTCTTAACTTAACTGGGTATCCTATGAACCCTCTAGGTACCCCTTTTCCTTTCGATAGATCAGCAAATCCACCCTCTGACCAGTTTAAGAAGGCATTGCCGGTTGTGTGTGATCTGATGACTCGAGAGCCAAAGGATGGTCTGTCGTTGCAAATCTCAAGACTCTCTCATTCAGGGCTTCCCTTTATGACGAAGGATATGGAGTTTAAAACCTCATGCTTCCTGAATTGGAGAGCGAACCACGAGTGGATCAAAAAGAACTTGAGAGATGAAAACTTTAAAGAACTCGCCAATGGCGGCTCCAACAGAGTTCCAATCTGGTTTGCGTCCTCCATAGGACGAAGGGCCCAACCTGACTCCTGTGAAACGGAGTTTGAGGGTGAGAGATTAGTCAAAAGCGTGAGCAAACCACGCCGCGTGCATGACTACTTAGGGCGAGAGGTGATCGCGGACAAGAGTCTCCCATTCACGAAGCTTGTTCATGCTATGCGTGAACGCACAGTCTGGGGTATATCTGGGACATGTAATTACATGTTCCAGGCAATTGCGCAGAAAGCCAGAGCCAGTTATTTTGAAAGATATGCGGCTTCTTTTCACCATGTGGACGTTCCAAAGTCCTTCTCTCAGTTAACCAAAGGTTCAGTTAATCGGTCATCTGATGTCTCAACCTTCGATCAGACAATGAGCAACTTTATGATACGTACCTATCATAAATTTCTCATTCAAAACCAAGGGCTCGATCCAATCATAGAAAAGGCGATGAATCTAGTGATCACTCCTCCTTTTGTGAAGACAAGTGATGTAATTGGAGTAAAGCACAGTTCGTGGGAGGGGAACCCTTTTGACCCCGCCCAAGGTGCGTCCTTACGTGATTGCGGTCTTCCATCAGGAATATTCTCAGTATCAGATGTCGGAAAGGC